GGGGAGTCGGACTGGCGCAGGTAGATCACCCACCCGCCGGCGCCGCCGCGGTCGGCTTGGAAAGGCTCCCAGTCGGGCGGGAGCGGTATCTCCTCCTTGATCTCGTCGACCGGGTCCACCATGACGATGCGGAACTTCCAGTTCGCCATCAGAGCCTCCTTGCGTCGAGATCCGCCCGTAAGTCGCCGAGCGACGGGCCACTCGGTTGGGCACGCACACTGAGTACGCCGGCCGTCTCGTAGACCGGCTCGTGGGTGAGCACCACATGGTCGAGGTGAGCGGCGCGGCGCTCGATGACGCCGTCGCGCCCTTTGACCGAGCCGCCCTCCAAGGGCTTGAACCCGACCGACAGGCCGGTCACCTCGCCCGAGCGCACCAGCTCGAGGGCGTCGTCGGCCCGGCTGGTCGAGTACAGCGGCCAGGCGCCGTGCAGGCCGTCGTAGCGCTCGTCGAGGCTGGCCGTCTTGCCGATGGGCGCGGCGCCTTCCAGGCGGGCGTGGTGGCTCTCGAAGATCTTGACCCGCCCCGCCGCGCCCGAGGCGATCTGGCGGGCGAAAGCGCCGGACACGAAGCGCTCACGGCCGCCGCCGGGGATCTCGGCGACCTCGCCGTAGGGCACGGCACGACCGAGCAGCGTCCGTCCGTTGCCGTCGCTGCGGTACTCGACGGGGAAGACGAAGCTGCGCAGCTCGAGCGCGGCCGGTGGGGCGAGCAGCGGTGCAGGTGCCCGGCTACGCCCGCTGCCCGCCGAACCGGAATACTCACCCTGGTTCCCACTGACCGTGGTCGCCTTGGCCAGCGCCTTCGCCTTGGACATGGCCGCCTCGCGCTGGGCCGGCGTCAGGCTCGACGCCTGGGGGATGCGGGCGAGCGCATTGCGCACGTGGGGCAGGTCGACGTCTCCCGCGGCGTTACGGACCGGGAAGTAGCGCAACGAGCGCGGCGCGGTCTTGCCGTCGGCGTCCTTGTGGCCTCCCGGCAGGATCGTGAGGAACGCGGAGTCGGGCAAGTCGTTCACGTAGCTGGTGTCCCATTCGGCCATGTCAGCCTCCTGACTTCATGCCCGCCTCGGGGGCGGGGGCGAACGGCGTGGGCGTCGGCGACGGCGCCTTGGGTGCGGGGGGCGGCGCCTGCACGGTGTCGTTACCCGACGGCGGGCCACCCGAGGTCGGCCCGACCACCGCGGCCGCGTCACCGCCGGCCGCCATGGCGGCCTGGGCCGCGTCGGCCATGGCGTCGGACATCGGGTCCATGTTCTCGAGCCCGCGGACCTCGTCGGGCAGGATCCACAGCGATTGCGGTCCTGGCCCGCCCATGGCGAACTGGTACGCCTGGTAGCGGGTCAGCGTGTCGGCGCGCAGCTTCGCGTCCATGTCCCACTCGGCGTGCTGGCCGCGGGGCAACAGGTCGATGCTGACCGCCTGCTCGAGCAGCGTCGCCCACGGCACGAGGGCGTCGTTACGGGCCTGGATCTCCTCCATCTCGGCGTTGCGGTAGGTGGAACCCCCGACGTTGGAACCCAGCTTGGTCGGCGGCAGGCCCCACATGAGCGCCACCTCGGTGAGCGTGAGCGCCCGGGACTCGATCATCTGGCTATCGACGGGGCGGTACGCGATCGGGGTGAAGTCGGTCAGTTCGTTGAGCACGGCCACCCCGGCCTTGCCGGCGTACTTGGCCACCCATGACGCCTTGGCTGTATCGGCCTGGGCCTGGGTGATCTCGGGTCGGTGGACCTTCAGCACGCCGGTCGGCATGCCGCCGCCGTTGAAATAGCTCTCCGCGTAGCTCTGGATGGCCTGGGCGAGAGCGATGCCGTCGGGGACGGTGTCGAGCAGGCCACGGCCGAGCGGCCAGCCGGGGCGCCCGAGGTGTGACTTGACGTGCCAGACCTGGGACGGGTCGTAGAAGTGCCCGGCCAGGTACCACCCGGCAATGAGCGGGTTGGACGGGTTGCCGGCGAATCTGACCGCGGCGTAGAGCGGGTGGACCGGGTACAGCGAAGTCGGGTAGCCCAGGCGGTCGGTGCCGGTGATGACGCAGACGCTGTTGCCGTAGAGCGTGAGCGCCGAGGTGACGCCGGCCCAGAACGCCATCGGCGTCTGGTTGGGGTCGGGCTGGCGCAGGACGGGCGGCGGGTCGAGCTGGTCGGTGTCGCGCCAGGCGTTGACCGGCAGGAGGCCGATGGAGCCGCAGACGTAGGCGTGGCCGCGCCAGAACGCCGGCACCGACAGGGCGCTTCTCTCCGACGGCGCGGGCAGGACGGCGGTGGGTGCCGGATACCACCCGCCGGGGGCCGTATCGGTCGTCTGGGGCATCCCAGAAAAGGATCCAGCGGCCGAGGGCACGGCGGCGGGGACGTCCACCGAGCGGGTCAGCAGGCGGGCCAGTCCCACTAGGTCACGACCCCGGCGTTAGCTCGGCCGCCACGCCGAGCGCGATCAATCCCAGCCCGCCGACGACCACGCCTGCCCAGGTTTCGAGCAGGCCGAAACCGGCCGAGACGGTGATGACGCCACAGAGCTGGAACGCATAGCCCCGGCGGAGCGCGTTCACAGGATCTGCGGCTTGGCGTCACCGGCCTTGACCAGACCCCAGCGCGCCAAGGTGACGGCCACGAGCGGGGAGACGTCGGCGCCGACCTTGCGCGCCCAGGCCCAGGCGTCACCGAGCACCCGCTTGCGGGCTGAGCCGACGGCGAGGTTGAGCACGGGCTGGTCGAGGTGCACGATCCTCGGCTCTGGGCCCATGACCGCATCGTAGAACTGCGCACATGCCGCGGCGTAGTCTCTCGCGTTCAGCGTCTCGGTCATGACACCCAGGCTGGCGAGGTCGACGAGCAAGGACCCAGCCGGGCTGCCCGGGTCGACGACGACGGGCCAGGGATGCCAGCGCCGCTCCAGTTCGGCCATGCGTTCGACCACCCACTCGGTGCCGGGACGGTGCTCGACCACCTCGAGGTGTACCCGGCCGTCGGCGCGCCAGCCCGCCACGGCGATCGAGGCGTGGGCGCGGTCGGGCGTGACGTCGATGGCGAAGCACGGCAGCCCGGCGAGCTGGCTCTGGGACTCACGGCCGCGCTGCCAGGTGCCGATGTCGATCACCGCCGCCCCGCTGCTGGTGCGCCGGTTCAGGTAGGCCCGGGCGAACTCCTCGGGCGGGAGCGCATCGTGGTCGGTCTGGATCACGCTCTCGGTGACGGTGCGGCCGAGGGCGGGCATGCAGCGCCACCAGGTGGCCGGGTCGTCGGGGTCGTCGTCGTCGCCGGCCGACCACTCGAAGAAAGCGACGCCGCTGCGCTCGTCGGCCTCCACCCGGGCCCGGCCGTCGTCGATGCGGTCGTGGAGGAAGATCGAGTCCTCGGCCCCCATGGTCGACACGATCCACATCTGGGCGGCCGGCCGGGTCAGCATGGCGGGTCGGAAGGCCTGCACGAGGCGTTCGTCCTTCTGCGCGAAGGCCTCGTCGATGACGCCGAGGTCGAGCGTGCGGCCGTGGCCCGAGCTCTCCCCCGACGCGGTGATGCCGATCTCTGAGCCGGTGTCGGGGAAAACCATGCGCTCCATGCCGGTCTGGCGGCGCATCCGCATGACCTTGCGTAACGGCGAACGGGTCAGCAGCTCGCCCTGCTCCTCCCACTTGGCCCTCGAGTTGTTGCGGTCCTGGGCGGCGTAGATCACGCGCTGACCCGGGCCCCAGGCGATGCAGCGGTCGACCTCGGCCACCAAGATGAGGGTCGTCTTGCCCGACTGCCGGGGAACCGAGACGCGGATCTCGCGGTAGGCGGGCAGGCCGGTCGAGGGCTCGAGCTCGCCGGCCACGTCGGCGACGAGCTGCTGCCATTCCATGAGCGGCTGGCGCAGCACCTTGGCGATGCGGGCCAGCCGTGGCCCCGTCGTCGTGCGTTCAGGGCTGCGGCGGGTGCTCCAGCGGGGCTGACAGCATGGCGAGGAGCTCGTCGACGCCCGCGTCTCGCTCAGAACCGTCATCTATGCCCCGCAGCGTACGCAAGGCGGCCAACTGCACCCTTGCCAGGCTGGCGGTCTGCGCCGGCATGGCTGAGGCGTCGATCCTGTCGAGGGCGAGAGCCAGGTGGCGGGCCAGCGCGACCGCCGCGGCATCGACCTCCTCGAGCTTGCCCCCCTTGCGCAGAGCGTCGATGGTTCGCTCCGTCGCCCGTTGGTTGCGCCAGCTCGGCACCGACGGCGTTTCGCGCTTGGCCACGGCCCCCAAACTAGACGTGGCCGTCCGGCGTCCCAATCTCCCCCTCCGGTGCGCCGGGCGGTCGGCTACCGCGGAGAATGTTGACCTTTACCCGTCAGTTTTCGGCCTTCGCCGGAAAATGAAC